ACGGTTCTAGTTCTTCCGTAGTTTCAGAATCGACCGCCACATATGACGGTACGACCCTGCAACTGACCACTTCGGGTGGCGGCCTGAAACTGGACGGACTCAACAGTTCCGATGCGAATGTTTTGGATGACTATGAGGAGGGGACGTGGACGTGCGCCCTGACCTGCTCAGGGTCTGGTTCCATCACCGTTGACACCGGCAATGACCTCGGCTCCTACACGAAGGTCGGCAAGGTCGTCCACATCCAAGGACATTTTGAGGTGTCGTCGGTGTCCTCACCGACCGGAACCCTTCGGGTTGGCGGTCTTCCGTTCACTTCGACCGGTTCGGTGTCCGAAGGCCCCGACATGGGAAACAATATGGGCACCGTCGTCAACCTAGCCAACGCCAAGAGTGGCATTCTCACGAAACTCCACCCCGGCGGGACGTTCATGGACATGAACGCTGGGGCCGGTGGTACCGCTGAGGACGCCACCCTCGCCGACGACGTGGACTCTGGCTCCTACTTCCTCATTTCCGGTTCGTACATCGCTACCGCCTAGGAGAAATCATGGCACTTACCAAATCTGTCATTGTTGACAAAATCGAGGTTCTAGAACGGGGGCAGGTTGGTGTGCGAACGGCAACTTGTATCTCTGAAGATGGCGTTGAGTTGAGCCGTACATTTCACCGTCAGGTTCTGGCTCCCGGCGACGACACTTCCGGTCAAGAAGCACGGGTGATTGCTGTTGCGAATGCGACTTGGACTGATGAGGTCGTGGCTGATTGGGAGACTTATTTAGCCTCGCTTTCATAGCCAATGATTGACTATCGCCAGTCAGGGATTGACTATCGGGTAGCGGACTACACCTATCAGGGTGTCAAGAGTCATGCTATTGCGGGAGCGATTACCGGTACGGCGACGGTTACAGCCAACATCGTTGAGGTTGCGTCTATTGCCGGTGCGATTACCGGCACGGCAACTGTTACGGCTGCGATTGTAGAGGTAGCGTCAATTGCTGGTGATATTACCGGTACCGCTACGGTTGTTGCTGCGATCACCGAAGAAGCGTCTATCGCTGGGGATATCACCGGTACTGGTACTGTTGCGGCTGCGATTGTGCGTGAGAGGCCGATAACGGCTGCTATCACGGGTACCGCCACTGTTACGGCTGATGTTATCGAAATAGCGTCTATCGCAGGGGCGATTACGGGTACCGCTACTGTCGTTCTCGCGTCCCTCATCCGCAAAGTTCCGCAGCCAGAACTTGTCCTTTCTGTTACAAACGTAACAGGATCGTCAAATAACGAAGAACAGCAACATACGCTTGAACTACTGGTAGGTGTGTAATGGCTACTTACGACAAGGGTGACCGGGTAAGGGTTACCGCAACCTTCAAGACCGCAGGAACCGCTACGGCTACTACCTCTACCAGTACGCAACGTAAGCCCGACGGGACCGATACGTCGTTAACCGTTCAAGGTGGTAGCGGTACCGGCATCTACTATGTCGATGTTGATCTGGATCAGATCGGTACCCATACGGTCAAGGTTGCTAGTGATGATGTAGTAATTGCATCTGAAACTATTGAACTTGAAGTAGCCAAATCAGTATTTGATCACTCGTGAATCAAGGCAACGCCGCCAAGGATAAGGGCGAATCCACACGCGCCCTGTTCATGGAGGGGTTGCGCGAGCATGGAAAGATCGAAGCAGCGTGCCGTATCGCTGGTGTCACACGGTCAGCGTACGATAAATGGCGTCAACGTATCCCTGATTTTGCGGAACGCGCTGATGCTGTACGCCATGAAGCCCTTCAACGTGGAGATAACCCGTGGGATGGCTCGTTTGCGTCGTTCAGGGGCCAGTTCTTTGACCATATGTCGCCTTGGTTCCACATACAGGCAATTGATGCCTACGAGAACACGCCTCCCGGCAACCTCACGGTGATTCTGTGGCCTCCTGAGCATGGAAAAACGACCCTAGCCGAAGACTATTTCTGTTACAAACTCGCTACGAACCCTGAGTTCCGTATCACCGTGGGGTCTGAGGGGCAGGATATGGCCCGCAAGATCCTTGGTCGTATTCGTTCTCGTATGGAACCACATGGCCCGTATCCCCGGTATGTAGCCAAGTTTGGGCCTTTCGTACCCCAGAATCAGTCTGGTCGTAAGACTGCACAGTCTTGGGGGGCCGACTACTTCGATGTGTTCAAGAAGCAGCGGCACGATGAGCGTGATTATTCGATGGTTGGGTTGGGTTGGCGGTCAAAGATCGCTGGTACCCGTACCGATCATCTACATATTGATGATATCCAGTCTCGTGTTTCTCTCAATTTGACTGAACAGATGTTTGAGGTGTTTCGTCAGGATTGGTTGACTCGTCCCGGCGAGAATGGGCGCACTACTATCAATGGGACTCGTGTCGGTGAAGACGACTTTTATGAACGGGTGATGGAAGAGATCGATAGCGATCTTTTGCAGGTCATCAAGTTCCCTGCGATCATTACGAATAAGCAGGGTGAGCCTGAACCGTTGTGGCCTGAAATGTTTTCGATGGAGAAATTGGATCGCATTCGCCGCAAGGTGGGTGAAGATGCTTGGTCACGGAACTACATGCAGGAACCATCATCGTCCATGTCTGCGACATTTACCGATGACTCTATCCAGAAGTGTTTGAATCCTTTGAGGTCCGTTAACCATGAACCACCGAAAAACTGTTCGATCTATATTGGGCTTGACCCTGCTCTCGGTTCCAATAATTGTGTTGTGGCTGCTACGCCGCACGAGGGAAAACTTAAGATTCTTTTCGTTCGGGAAGACACTGGTCTGACCCGCAACGAGCAGATCCTCGGTGTCGTAGAAGACGCTGTTCTCCAGTGTATGAGGAATGGTGCCAGCGTTTCAGATGTCGTAATCGAAGCGATGGTATTCCAGAAGGGTTTGTCTCGTGACGAACGGTTGATTGAGATGACCCAGCAATACGGGTTTCGTGTGCGTGAGCATCTCACTGGTGTCAACAAGTACAACGAAACGATTGGTGTACCATCGATGGCGTTGTCGTTCATGCGCGGCGAGATCGATATTCCGTATGCGGACGACAAGTCCACTAGGCATATGGTTGACCAGTTGATTCGCCAGTTGAAGGCGTGGCGTCCGTTGAAGCGTGGTACTCGTCTTCGGCAGGATCAGGTCATGGCTTTGTGGTTTATCTGGATACTTTGGCGTCAAAGGAAACAATCTTTTGACGTTGACTCTTCACAATTTAACTTTAAAGGACTACCGTGGAAGGCATCTCTGTCTTCTAGTAAGGTGTTTTGATGTATACCTTTGATGAGATCGTCGGGATTGTCAGGCAAAGACAAGACGTTCAATCTCCTTTGTTGGCAAAGATGTTGGATGTAAAGGATCGGTATAACGGCGATTATGTTATTCCGATTCCTTCAATGGACGACGAACCGGTTCTTCCTCCGCTGACTCCAGCGTTGATTTCAGAGAATATTGATGCGGTTGCACAGCGCGCTGCTTCAGTGATGCCGTTCATTGGTTGCCCTGCAATCGACGGCAGCAAGGAACGGGGTGTTCGTTCTAGGGAGTACGCAGACATCAGGCGTAGGGCGTTGGCTGCTACGTGGTACCAGTCGCGTTACAAGATCAAGATGCGTCGCGCGTACCGGCATCTCGCCGGGTACGCCACCTCCTGTCTTGTGGTGTCTCCCGACTTTGAAAGGGGTGTCCCAAGGATCGATATTCGTGATCCACTTGGCGTCTACCCAGAACCGAAAACATACGAGGATTATGACCCGCCGTCAAATTGTGCTTTTGTCCACGGTAAGTCTGGTGACTGGCTGCGTGCCCGCTATCCGGCTGCACGCTCAGAGAACGGTGGGCCTGTCGAAACTGACGACAGGGCGCGGCAGGAACTGTGGGACATCGTTGAGTGGGTTGATGCAGAACACATGGTCATCGGGATCATGGGTCCAAGATATAACCATTACAACCAGTCCTATCCGTACCATTCGACAACGATTGAATTGTCTCGTTCCATCAACAGGGCTGGTGTCCCGTGTGTGATTACGCCGGGGCGTGTCACGTTGGACAAGATCGCATCATCGGTTTCCAATGTCGTCGGCATCGTGGATTTGATGTCGAAGATGATGGCGTTGGATATTATGGCGACAGAGAAGGCGATCTTCCCTGACCGGTATATTATTGGTCGGTCGGGTCAGGTACCGATGATTGTCGGCGGCGAGTGGAAAGATGGCCGCGAGGGGCAGGTAAATATCCTGCTTGATGCTGAACAGATCGGAGAGTTGCGTTCGTCACCTGACCCGTCTACGAACATTGCAATCGACCGATTGGAACGTAATGCACGGATCTCTACCGGAACAGTACCTCAAATTGGTGGTGAAACATACGGGGCTTTGCGTACCGGACGCGGTATCGACTCGCTCATGGGTGCCGCTCTGGACCCGCGTATTCAGGAAATGCAAGAGATTATGGAGGCTTACCTTCCATATCTGAACGAATCGATCTTTGCTACCTACGACGGCTACTTCGGTAACAAGAAGTTCTCCATGTTCACCGGCTATGCGGGTGATTCGTCGCAGGTGGAGTTCACTCCGAGCGAACACTTTGAAACCTACGACAATGTGGTTTCGCATTCGATTCCCGGCGCGGACATTCAGGCAACCACTATCCAGTTGGGACAGTTGCTTGGAATGAAGGGCATCAGTCTACGTACCTTCCGTACCAAGCATCCGTTCATTGACGATCCTGAGATGGAAGGGCGCAGGGTAGATGAGGAGCAGTTGGAAGAAGCGGTCTTGGCTTCAATCCAGCAGCAGGCTCTGTCTGGTCAGTTGCCGGTGGTGTATGTCGCTAAGATTGAGAAGCATCGCAAGAAGGGCTTGGATATCTTTGGCGCAATTGAAAAGGCTGACGAGGAGATCCGTAAGGAGCAGGCTGCTATGGCTCCGACTCCTGAAGAGGGCCAGATGATGGCCCCTGAGCAGGCTCTTGGTTTGGCTGGTGGTCCTGAGGCTGCGGTTCAGCAGGGAGCGCCACCTAGCAACGAGTTCTCGCCTGCTGCGGCAGAGCAACTTGTTGCCGCATTGAGGACTGGCTGATGCCGCGCGCCAAGAAAACTTTGTCGCCTGAGACTGCGAGCATGGAAGCGGGTGCCGCTTACGGTGAGGTCAGTGACAACATTGAGGCGCAACGAGATGTTCCATTGCCAGATAATCGGATGCCCGATAATCAGATGGCGGGGGGTTCTGCTCCGTTGCCGATGGAACAGGCACAAGATTTCAAACCACAGGTCACGCCGCTGTTGGCTCCCGGTCAGAACATTCCGACACCACAAATGGTTCAGCCTCTTACAGTCCAGCAAAGAACAGCGAACATGCTTCGGGGTTGGGCTGATGCGACAGGTGATCCACTTATCGCTGATGCTGCTGCACAACTTGAAGGTCAATAATGGAGAGAAACCCGCTTTCTCGCGGATTGTCTCGAATGTGGGATGTTCCTACTACAGCATTTGATGACGATTATTACGGTCGTCGTATGCGATTGTTGTTGGATACTGGGGCAAGAGATTATCTAGATGTAGCGACAGATACTTTGGTATCGCTTGCTAGTAGTTCGTTGTCTGACGAAGACATGGTTGATCAGGCTCTTCGTGGTGTTACTCAAATTGATTTCAACAGGATGCGTCAGTCGTTTGAAGCGATGCCGAAACAGTTGCAGGCAGCAGAGTTCACTTCGTTGGCACCTCGCTCACAACAGTTGTTGCGTAGCACCGGCTATGAGATGCCGGAAGAAAAAGATCCTAAAGGTCTTTTGGAACGCATCTTTACTTGGGATATTCCTTTGCTTCCAGAGGAACACTTCATGGGGAAGGGGCCGCTTGGTACTGCTATAAAGATCGGGATGGCTCCGGTAAGGGCTATGGGTTTCGGCATTGGAACGGTTGCATCAAATATGTGGGAATACGGTGTAATGAAGCCGTCCCGGTTCGCTACCCGTACTGGGCGTTCTTTGGCTTATATGGCTGAACAGGGTTTGGCTTCTCCTCGTTTGGATAGTGCTGGTATCACAACGACGATGGCTGCGATGTTCAGCAGACCTGACAAGTGGAAAGAAGCGTGGGATGCGAGCCGGTTGGAAGACGGTTCGTTCTATGCGACTGCGCTTGAGAATTCAAATGCTCTTATTGGTGAACAGCAAACTGATTTGTTGAAGATCTTTGTTCGTGATGGCGGGCAGGGTGTCTACGATTTCTTTGAGGATGTAGGTAGGACGCAGGGTTGGGGTCAGCAGGAAACCACTGATGCTTTTGCACGATGGATGTCTTCGCTTTCAGATCCAGACATGGACGAGGCGTTGGATATTTTGGAGAGTGGCCGGTTGACGTTGGCTACTGCGTCTGTGCGGTCTTGGAATCGTGCGACTCCGTTTGATGTGCGTCCCGGCACTATGCCCGCAACGGTGATTGGTGTTACGGGTTCTCTGGCTGCTGAGATTCTGTTAGATCCCACGACTTGGGTCGGCGGGTTTTACGGAAAGATCCTAAAGGCTGGTCGTGCCGGTATCAGGGCTGGTCAGAATGGTAATACGATTGATTTGTGGCGTCGTATCGCTCTTGCTGAGAACGCCCATACTGGCGGCAAGTGGGGTAATCTTCAAATTAAGAATTCTGTTACAGATGAAACCACCAATGCTGCCGATGAGGTAAAGCAATGGATTGGGGGCGGCGGGTTCAAGGCTGTTGCTGGAATGAATATGAATGTGAGGATGCAGGCGCGGGCGATCAATCGCCTTATTGAGCGAATCAATAATTCGTTCAAGGAAATAGATGAGATTAACGATTTTGCAGCGAAGGTGCTGCGAGACAATCCTGATATCACCTATGCGGAATTGAATGCGTTGAAGAAGGAGTTTGGTTCAGCAGATCAGTTGGGTTTGTTGTTGCGTGATCTTCCTGCGTTGAATGCTGTTCTGCCGGATATGTTGAAATGGCATCGGGCGAGGCGTCAAACATGGTACGTGTTCGATGAACAAACAGGCGACATCATTTTGAAGACTCCGAATACGAGTACGCCTTCTAGTGCACGCAAGATGGATGAGATTATTGATCCTGTTCCTACGTTGAAAAACGAGGAAGGGTTCTGGGAGTTCCTCGCTGAAGAAGAAGGTTGGAATGCGATGGCATCCAAGTTGGGTGGTGTCGATCCTGAAGCAATGTGGATTCCGAAGATCGGTAACGCAAATCGTCCACGCATAAAAGTCAAGGAGTATATGCGTAAGGTGCTTGACTTCGATAAATTCCCCGAAGAAGCCCGCGCCGATATGGCACGACTTACTGCACAGTTTCTAGCGAAGCAAACAAACTATGTGCATAAGCACATTTGGGATGACATCCAAAGTGGCGCTATTCAATTGAGTAGCACTATTGATGAACCGGGGCTACGCAGCATTATTGATGGCAACCTTACCGCTGATCAGGCAGGCCAGTTTGGTTTGAAGGTTGCAGACTTCACTGAGATAAACAAAGCCCGCGATGTGTACCAGAAAGATGCGGCGCAGATAATTCTGGAAGACGGCCAGTTGTCAGAGTTGTTGCATTGGTACCAAGCAAACGGCTACCGCAACATTGATGGTGAACTCGTCATGGAACACTTTCCGTTTAAGGGATTGTTTGGTGGCGCACGGCAGGCCGCAAAGAACTATTACAGAAAGCAGATACACAAGCCGGGTAGCGTCAACGCTGAGATTACCGGAATGGAATTGCGTGGAGTGATTGGGGCTGGGGCTGCGGCTGCTGCCTATTATCCAGCAAAGTTCGCTGAGAAACTTACGACGTATTTGCCGCGTACAAATATTTTGGATGTGATGGACCCCGATACGGCGATCAGAGAATTTACTGCTCTTGCCGATATGGGGATTCTTTCTGGAATGTCTCGAACAAAGATCGACCAGTATATTCGCACGTTTGTCATGGGGAATGAGTCTGAACGGTGGCTTGTCCAGAAC